TTTTGGCGACTTTTTGGCGATTTAGGCAAAAATACAATAAAAAACAATATAAAAAAATATCATTAAAGGATATAACAACAAGATGACCGACAAACAAAGTGGTGGTAATATTAGAGAATTTTTTGGTGGAAATAGTAAAAACCGTGAAGAACAAAGACTTATTGAAGAACAACGACTTTTTGAAGAAAATCAACAACAATATTTTGAAAATCAACGACTTTATTATGAAGGATGTAAATTTCGCATGGAACAAAGGTATCAAGAAGAAGAACGCAAACAGGCTCGTGAATACATGCAAGAATACGCACGAAAGAAAAAAAAAGAAGGCATTGATATTTATGGAAATAGACACGCAAAGAAAAAAGCAAAACCTGAAGAGATAGAGAAATATGGAAATTACTTAGCAATTGCATTGCGTGTTAAAAAAGCAATTGACCCAATCAAGGAAAATCCAGAACTCATCAAGAAAATTTTCTCGGAATACATTATAATTTAGGAGAAAATGCCAAAACAACTTAAAGACACCGCAACTAATAATTTATCTATGCCCGAGATGGATGAGACCATAACAAGACTACAAAACGATGGATTTGTGCTATTTTCATTTGATAGCATTACAACAGAAGTGAACAAGCGTGGCGAAGAAAAAAAGAAGCCAAATGGAATGCCTTTGTGGAAAAGCATTACCAAAGACAACTACAAAAATTATTTTAACAGAAACCATAAAGCATTTGGTATTGTTACCGGCGAAATGAGTGGTCTTACTGTGTTGGATTTTGATGATGCAAGTCAATACGATAAGATGTGTGAACAATATCCTATTTTGAAGTCTGTAAGAACGATAAAAACAAAAAAAGGTTATCATCTTTATTTTAAGTATAACAAAGCGTTACCAACAACAACTGATTACTTTAATGATTTTAAAGGAATTGATATTCGTAATGATGCGGGCGTGATATTTGCGCCACCGACAACATACAAACTTCAAAATGGCGAAACATGCGGTTACTATGATTGTGGTGGAGACTTTATTGATGTTCCTGATTTTATATTGAATATGAAGCCAAAACAAGAAGAAAAAAAGTCAGCAACAAAACGAGATGTGCTTAATTTTACAAGTGCATCTGAAAAAGATAAATTGGAAGCCATTCGCAAATTGGCTAACGAAGGTAAACTTGAAAAATATACGCACGGGTCTTGGGACGATTGGCGTAATATTGGCTTTATTATTCATAATACAAGTAAGACTGTTGAAGGATTGAAGTTGTTTCACGAAATCTCTAAACTTAACACTGAAAAGTATGATGAACACACGACAAACGAGTTTTGGTATACAATCAAGGAAAAAACAAAAAATCCATTGACAATTGCATCTTTATTTGAACCTGAAGTAATTTTTTGCAATGATGATAACGAAGCAAGTGATTATATGTATGAAAAACTAAAGTCAACATTGAAATCGTATAAACGCCGTTTGTTTTTCAAGCGTGAAAATGTATGGATTTGTGAAAAATCGCTTATTGAAGATGCAGTTCTTAATGAAGTATTGAACAGTAACATTCACAAGAAAGATAATAAAGGAAATCCAATCAAATACGCACAATCAGTTGGTAATGCAAGAAATATAATGCATGCGTTGTTGTTAAAAATTCGTTTGGACAATAATGATGCGAATTTGTATGAAAAATTTCATTCAACAACAAAGGGTAAATTGTGTTTTGAAGATGGAGTATTAAATATTGTTGAAAACAGTTTTAAACTTTACGAAGATATGGAAGAAAACGAGATTTTTACAACTTATAAAATTCCACGCAAATTTGGTGAATATTTTAAAAACCCAAACAAAGAAGTAATTAAATCATTAAAAACAAGCATTTTTGAGCCTCTTTATGGATACAAGATGAATGAAGCATTACATTTTTTAAGTAGAGCAATTGCGGGTCACCACGAAGATAAGCGTTGGGCAACATATGTTGGAAATCGTAACTGTGGTAAAGGTGTTGAATTTGATTTATTAGTGAACTCGTTTGGAGATTATGTAAAAACATTCAATCTTGATAATGTGTTATGCACACGGCAAACCGAAGGATATGATTTGGGCGAAGCAGGTAAAAAAAATTATTGGTTGCTTGACCACGAATTTACTCGTTTGGCAGTTTCACAAGAAACACCTGAAGGAAGCAGTGAACAAAAAATTAATAGTAAACAATTCAAAAAATTAAATGGTGGCGGTGACGAAATTGTTGCAAGACGCAACTATGACCGTGAAGACACTTATTTTACGATTGACACAACCTTTTACGCAAAAGGCAATAATTCATTGAAAGCAACAAGCGATGATGTGTTTGAGACCCGCATTGAATTTGCATCATTAGTTCAGTTCAAATCAGAAGCAGAAATAGAAGCAATGCGCAAAGAAGGACGCTCTGAAACTGAAATGTTGCGTTATCGTATTGCAGACCCAACAATTAAGAAAAAATGCAATCAAGAAGAATGGAGAAACGCATGCGTGATGTTGTTGTTAGAAAATTATAAAACATTTGCAGTTCCTATTTATTCTGAAGAACTTGACATTGAAGACAATTCATTATTGAAAGCAATTTCGCAGCAGTTTGATATTACAGGAAATGATAAAGATATGATATTAGCGTCAGATATGAAAAATTATTTATCAAAATATGATAGCAAAAAAATGGCACTTGAATTTTCATCAATGAATGTTCATAAGAAAAAATGTAATAGCGGCGATTACAAAAATAAGTGGTGTTTTTATGGAATTAAATTGAAGCACTCTGAAAATGATGAATAAAAACTTTTTATAAAAAACAATCAATTTTTTATAAAATCTTTGATTTAATATAATCATCAACAGTTAACGGAGACTTTCGTGTTTTGCACTGTTTCTTTGGCAGCCTCTGTGCGTAATTATCATCACGAGTTTTTGCAATCCATGCTTCGGCTTCTTCAAGAGTTCGTGTTGTAGTGGAATACCAAACTTTTTGCACGGAGACTGCAGCGTAAAATATCCAATCAATCGTAGCGTGCTGTTTAATAGTGCCACCCTTTGTGGTTCTTGTAACTTGTCTATAATTTGTCATTGTAAAGCAGTGTATACAGATTTTAAGTAGTTTTCAAAACTTATATCAGCCTGCTTATAAGAGTAATCGGATATTTTATAAGGCATTTATAAAATATGATGAGAAAATTTATCGCTTAACATAACCCAATGCCATCAAAGGCGAGTTGCCCATGGCTTGAGCGGTTTCTGTCAAATCAGCAAGATTAACATTTCCAAACTTGTGGGTCAAGTATATATGGCGAAGCATACTCGTGCTAACATTTTTTCCAAAAACACCGTTAAGACGATGAGTAATCTGAGACGGCGCCAATCCTTTTTTCTTAGCATCAAAGAACAAGTAATCAATGTCGTCTGGTAAATACGAAATCCATTTCTTTATGATTTTTAACAAAGCGGGTTCAATGGGTATGACTTGCTGTCCTTTATCTTTTTTAGTCTTGAAAACATTGAAAACAAAGACCTTTCGCTTCATATCGCAGTAATTGTCATTTTCAGCGTCATAGTTGCGAAATTTCATATGCCAATCAGCAGAACGGCGTGGCGCTTGATAAACACCTGAACAGCAACAAAGAAGAATGTAATTTTGGATTTTTTGAACATCAGTCATAGAGGGATTATTGATTTTGTAAAGAGTTTTGGCTTCTTTTTCGTGCGCCTTTACGATGGCTTCAACATCAGTAAAAGGTATCATATTTTCAGCGAATTTACCAGTGCGTTCCTGTTTCAAGAGATTATCATTATACTCTTTAATGTCAGACATCATAAGTTCACTGTAACGAGGATTACCAGTAAGCACAACAAGTGCGGACAATACGGATTTGCGTTTGTTAAAAGGAATATCTGCTAAATGGCGCAAAATGCATTCAGAGTTTTCAAAATTATGCATTGACAGAGGTTCATCACCAAAACACTTTTTATGAAGGTTTGTAAGGATGCTTTTGTAAGTCTTTATGGAAGACGCTGATAAGTGTTCACGCTTTTCTTTCAAGATATTAGCCAAGTCCATTGTTCTATTCGTATATACGATATGAATAGAAAAGAAATTGCGTTTAACCGCATTTACCATTAAATCAAAATTCCCGCTAAACATATTAACTTGAGGAATTTTGCCCAGCCGGCGGCAGAAGCAAGCCAATGAATGATAGTCATCCAGTCGGCAGTTTGAGCGATGTAAACTGCGTCAACCACGGCTTTTGACACGCCGGCTTTACGCATGAGGTTTCGTATCAAAGAACTGATGTAAGATTTTATTCACGCAACGATTTTGCGATGAAACCAATCGGCAACAGAGTGCTTAACGATAGACCACAAAGATTTTTTGATAATCTTGCCATTATCCCATAAGTATTGAATATTGGCTTCAATGACTTTGAGTTCAGATGGGGTAACGCCACTAAAGAGCCTTGTGTAAACCTGCAAAACAAGGTCTTTTTTATCAATCTTAACTTTGAGTTTTGAATTATCCACTAAATGTTCCGCAGCAAGGCAGGCAAGAGTGAGCATTTCCAAATCAAGTTTGCGAGTGGTATATTCGGGGACTTCAGCAAGTTTTTCCATTATCTTAGTGCGAGCGTCAACAATGACTTTATCACGAGCAAGTGAATTTTTGGGGTTGATGTAAGACAACGACATGTTTATAAAAGATGCAGAGAAAAAATAATAAACTAAAGCCCCAATTCCAATATCAATGCTTTTATTTTTGGATACAAATCAAGTTTGACATCATTATTATCAGTTTCAACATAATCAGCAATATACATTTGTAAAAGTTTTTGTTTATAAATATTATCAATAGTTCGTTCAATAGCGGCGTCCATTATAAATTTAAAAAAGATAAAAATTAAGCAATACGAGTTATTCTAAAATATTGTTGTGATGTTCCTCCGAAACTACCTGCATTACTACCACATTGCTGCAATAAGTAATAATTTGTTGCAGTGCTTGTAACAGATATTACAGTTGTTAAATTGAGTTGCTGATATGAAGAATTTTGTTGTGTTGAAAATTGTGCTCTTGTGTAATCTATTAAAGTATTCAAACTTATGCTAATAGCACGATTATTAGAAGTTTGAGCCCATCCTGCATATAATTCGCAAAGCCAAACTCCAACCGCTGGAAAATTAAATGCAGCGCCACCTATTTGATTTGTGCCTCCAACTACAGGAACAGTATTGTAACTGTATAATACTTGATAGCCAATGCGTCCAGCACTAATAGATGATGGATTATATGTTACCTCAATAGGGTTATTTGCTTGTATTTCACCAACAACCTCTAAATATGAAGCGCAGCGTGTTGGAGCCAATACAACTTTTGAAGTAGATGATTGTAATGTTACATAATTTGTTCCATTCAATGACATGGTCATATCAACTCCAGCAGTATTTATGTTAATATTATTCGCTTGATAATCCATTACACTTGTTGTTAATTTATTGACTAATACGCCAGCATGCGTCGGACTGCAACGCAAATACTCAGTTCCACCGTTATATAGTGAAAAATCCTTACTCGCCACAGTTTGCCCAATTATTACACGATTTAATGCCTGAATGTATTTGAATTGTAACTGTCCATTTGCTGTTAATCCCATTCGTATGCTGTCATTGTGGTCATTAATATTTAAACTAATATCAGTGCCTGCATTTTGATTTACAAAAAAATTCTGAAATGTATTTCGTCCTGTCCATGTATTATTGGTTCCAAATATGCTTGAGCCACTAATTGCACTATCTACATATGCCTTTGTTGTGAATTCATTGCTTGCAGATGGCGTGAGAGAACTTGTTGGCAATGACACATTAAATGACGCTGTATTATTAAAAACAACTGGAGACGGCATGAATGTGTTAGTTCCTCCAATCGTAACATTTCCGCCTGCAGTATAAACTGCGTCATTTGTTCCACTCGTAAGCAATGTAAATGGTGCAAAACTACGAATAAAATTAAATCCAGTTCCAACTTCAAATGATAACGGGGTAAAATTTGTATCTTGAATTTGAACAATTTTACCAGTTCCAGAACTATTAGTAAAATATGTGTTTGCTGGCGAACCAAATGTCAAATATCCTGTGTTTGCCAAAAATGCAACAGATTGCGTGGCTTCAAATGTCATATTTTGCGCATTAAATTTCATAAAATGATTAGTTGTTCCATCATCAACTCTTACATTATTTGTTGTAGTGCTTGATGATACTAAATAATCCGACACATACACATTTCCAGACACAAATGTATTTCCTGACAAATATGTTTTTGTTGTTGCTCCACCGACATTGATATTTCCAGTTGCTCCAGTTCCATTTCCAATGTTGCAATTACCACTCCATGTTGTTCCAGTAAGCATATTAAATGCACCTGTTGTTTTATTTGTATCTATGCTTGTTGTTAATGCCCCACCTGATTGTTGCGTATAATTTCCAGTAGAACTCAATGTAAAAGACCCACCACGAAATGTAAGTTGTCCAGAATTACTTGTTGTTCCCCAATTTAATGCAGTATTTTGTCCAGCGGTTCCAGTAGGATTTCCCAAAATAATATCACCGGTAAAAAGATTTCTACCAATGTTAATATCAATACCAGAATTATCAGAAATAAAATTATTGCATACCAAATTTCCAGTAACATATGTGTTTGCTGCGGTAAATGTTTTTTGACCGCTTATAGTTTGCGTTCCACTTAATGTAACAAAACCGCTTCCAGATATAGCGCTATCAACATAAGCAGTTGTCGCTATATGTGTTGAGTTATCATTTGGCGTCATTGTTGGTGCAGTTCCAGATTGATTTATTTGAATGGTATCGCAAATAATATTTGACGAAGTAGTGCTATCGCTTTCAATAGTATTAAGTCCGCTTAAAGTAGGCTGAAATCCATAATTTGAAGACATTTCTTTAAATTATGCTTAGATATTAAAAGTTGCATCACTAACACACCTCTGTAAATGTTAAAACACAAATGTATTTTGTAGCGGTATTAATGCCAGCATCATCAGTGTTGTTAAAAGTGCTGTTTGTTGAAGTATCAATAAGGTTTAATGTAACACTTGTTAAATCACGCAAATTTTCAATGAACATAGGGTCATTATCAGTCGGTTTGCAATCAAACCAAGTGTAAAGACTTGCACCGTTTACTAAAGATTGAGCACGCACTAAAGCCGAAGGTAATTTCACTTTTCTATTTTGATAAACATTGATGCCACGACCCATATCAACATGGAGTGAATACACATTGTTCTGCGTAATAGTGTTAACGCCGGTGGTATCGTATCTTGACAAGAATTGAATAGTCATATAGTAAGATTTGCTAAATGCTTCTGCATTTCTAATGACTTGGGTTAGGTCAATTGGAAATTGGGCATTAAATTGTTTTCCAGTATAAGCATCCGTGTCATTTGTATCTAAAAATACCTTAAATGTCCTTTTGGGCTTTATCATAACAGTTTCGCAAGATTTATCAGACATATCTATAAATCTTATAGAGAAAATAAAGAAACACGCTTAAGCGAAATTAATGCCAGCCATTCCATTCAATCCAATACCATCTTCAGCGGCAGGTTTTGGGGCTTCAATTCCAGCGGCGACAGCAACGGGTTTAATACCGGCACGAATATTTTTAGCATTTTCAAGTTGCATTTTAAGGGCATCAGCAGCGGTTCCAACAGAGCGTGCTTTAACACCTGAGCGAACACCTGCTGCGGCAGCGGCTCCAACTCTGCCTAATTTTTTGGCTTCTTGAAGACCCTTATCAGCCGCTAACAAACCGGCAGTAGCCTCCGGACCAAATACAGCGCCGGCAAGGGGTGCGGCTTCACGGGCTATCTTGCCAATAGAGCCAAGCACACCCGACCCTTTGGTAATAGTGTTTCCGACTTTGCGCATAGTGGTATCAAGAGTTCCACCTTTTTTGAAGAAATTCTTTGTTCCGCTTTCAATCTTTCTAAAAAAGCCTTTTACAGTCATTGTTATAAATTCTACCGAGATGTTTTTTTGACACGGATAAGCGATTAATTGTCACTAAATATGATTTCATCCCAATTGCTGAATATTCGGCGTGTATTCGTATTAATGTAAAAGAAATCGTGTGGAACTCTATGAATGACTTGCAAGACTTGTTCAAAAAGTTCGTGTGGCAATTCAACCTGTTCATTGAAAATATGTTGGGCTTCAGTTTTACCAACTTTGAACACGAACATGTCAGTAAGCCCTTGACGGCATTGACGGGGTATACTCATATAAGTTTGACAAGCAAGCCAAATAGAGAGACCTGCGTGGCGACGGTTATTTACCATATGCAAAAGCATTTTTTCGCAGTCACCTTTAAGTTTGCTTTGAACATCGTCTAAAACAATCAAGGTGCGAAATCCTTCAGATGCATTAGCCTCGGCAGTTGCATATGCTTCTGCTAAAGTGTCTATGTTAAGGTCATCGTAAATTTGTTCTTCGGGTAAATTTTCACCCCAGAAATCATCTTTAATGGAAGCACGAGAATTAGGTGGGCAAAATAGTATAATGGTATGGTAAACACCCTTGAATAGTTTTTTAGTGTTCAACATTGAAATCAACAGTGTGCTTTTACCAGAGCCTGCTTTCCCTAAAAATAGTGTAAAGTTGTGACGGTTCATTAACGATGTAACATCAAAGTCATCAAGTTTATCATGCAACTTGCCATCAACAGAGAATGTTGGTTTTTTCAATAGTGGTGCAACATTAGGCTTTATCGTTATATGTTTTGACATTCTATAATTATTAACAAGATTTCATTTGCGCAAGTTGTTTTCGGAAGGCTTCTGCACGGTCTTCATTTGTTTTCAAATCTTTTACAATTTTGTTAAACTTTGCATCAGTTTTACTTTTGCGAAATAGAGATTTACGATTTTCGTAGTATTTTTTGAAGTATTCACTTCGGTCTGCCATTTTATTATATCAGTAGATTTTATAAAATGCCGTATTCCGTCGTGAAAGAAAAAAAAGGTTTCAAAGTTTGTGATAATAAAGGACACTGTTTTAGCAAAAAGCCATTGACAAAAAAGATGGCAGAAAAACAAAGAATTGCGATTGCTTTATCAGAAAGTCGCAAAACCGGAAAACCCGCTGGAATTTATTTTGCTTAATTATTGATGATAACATCACGAAATATGTGTTCTTCATCATCGTTCTTTATTTTTTCAAAAGGACAATGTTTTGAAGCATGTTCAATAATAGAAAAGGTTGTCATAATAATGCAGGTGCCAATAAAGAATTCCCAAAATGTCATTTATTTATAATAACTGTTGATAAATAAATGTTATAGCATTGACTAATAGTCAGCGAAATCAGCATTTGCAGAAGGGGCTGCTTCAGGTGCTGGATTATATTGTGGTGCCATCGGCTGCATCTTTATTGGAATTGCTCCAACAGAGTTTTCAAACGGTTGCATTTCTGATAATTGATTAATCATCATTGGTGCAGGTGCAGGTGCGATAGAGACCTGAGGTTTTTTATGATGTTTCGGTGCATGTTTATGTGGCATCGTTATGTATAAAGTATGTTGTGATAAAAAAACAAGAAATTTAATATTACTTTCAAATATTATATTCATAATCTTCTGGTAAATCTTGTGTAAATTCATTATTATACCAATACATATCCTTTTCTGCGTGGATATTTTTCATTATTTGTTTTTGCATTTCATTACCTCTGCTCATAATATCACCTGACAGTTCACAAATTATTTCTTCAACAATAAGTCTATTGTTATCAGGATACGCTTTATGGATAAAATTATGTTCCATATAATTTTCCCAGTAATAATCAAGCCATTCACTACACATATCAAATAATATAAGATTATCAATGTTTGTTGTTGTTTTGCTGTGATAATACTCAACGATTTGTAAAAATTCAAAAGCAAGTTTTTCAAGTATCTTTGCTTCAAATAATTCCCGTCTTGCAACTTCAATATTAGAAATGGACATAATGCGTGTGCGTGTTAAGTTGTTTATTAAGTTAATGCGTTATAACAGTGCATCAAAAAGTAGCAATCAATTTTTTGAGGTATGTGTAAATACATATATGCGGGTTAATCCGATGTTTTATCTTAAAAAAAAAGTGGATTTCAGATAAAAATGGATAATTTATCTGAAAATTGTTCAAAACAACAATAAAATGCATTTTATTGTCGGTTTAAATGTTTTGTTTGAATGGGCAAAATCCAAGATAAACCTTGGAAAATACTATCAAATGGCTTTTTTTATGTTTTCGCTCTATTTATGCATAGGGCTCGCTTCGCTCGCACGCTTAAATAAAGGCTTGCACAGATTTGGCAACAGCATCAACAACAATCACAACATCAGATATGCCCCATGCTTGGCAGATAATGTTACTGGTAGATGCAGTAGCAAGGAACAAGTTAAGGAAAGGAGGCTGAGCACGAGTGTTAACACCTTGGAATAGAATTCCAGCGGATTTCTCCAAATCATAACCGTAGTAAGCAGCATTAGGATATTTGGAAATTTGAGTGTTACCATCAGCGCCGGATGGAGCAGGACGAAGACCCGCAGCGGGGACAACGCAGAAAGTATCAGAACCTGCAGGAACAGATGGAATGACAGCATTATAACTATCACGAGATACAACAGTTCCAAGAGATTTGGTTAAGCCACCGCCAAGAGATTGAATTAGGTAGCAGTAACCTTCAGCAGGACGCTGCAAATCGTTAATGGGTTTGTTAGGGTAAAACGCACCACCAACTTGCAACTGTCTTGTAGATAGAGCAGGATTAACGGCATCGTAATAACCGTTAGGACAAGCAGCAGATTGAGCAATACCGAATTGGTGAATAACTGATTTTACACTGCTGTTTCGGATTTGGAGCAAAAGTTGCTGAGCACCGGAAGAACCAGAAGGAATGTTAACACTGCTGTTAGTGTATGTAGTTGCTTTCATATACCATTTACCATCTTGAAGAGTTTGGCGAAGCATTTGAGCAGCCATGTCACCAACATCAATGTATTTCATATTGAGAGTGAATTCAGAAAGAGTAAAAGCAGAAAATGCAGGCTGAGTAGTAATAGCTGTGCAGTAAGACACCAAAGGCATCAAATTCGCAGTAGTCATTTGAAGTTGCATGTTGTTAACGGCGCCAATAGGGAAAAATTTATCAGACCCAGCACCAATGATTGATAATAATGGAAGACAGAAATTATATCTGTAAGACCCAGTGGCAGAATGCGCAAGTTCAATTCCGTTAGCAGTATTGGTATCAGCACCCATAGCAACCGAAATACCACCGTAGCGTTCAGAATAGTTAACAGTGTTTTGGAGCATATAGTTTTGCAAAAGACCATACTGGTTAATGGTTTCAATAGGAGTGTTATTAGAGTATAACACAAGAGCATCAAAAAATGAAGCACCAGAGCCAATCAAGTTGATTGAACCACCGGTAGCACCGGAAGATGCAGTTGTAACATTATAAGTTAAAGTAAAAGATAGAGTGGTAGAAGCGGGGTCAAGGAAAACACTGTCACTCATTCCAGAAGGAATAGTGAATGAAACAAGCTGAGATGTAAAGTTACCAAAAGCACCGGTGCTGTTAGCAACGAAAGCCGTGGAAGTCATAGCGGGTCCCGTCACGGAAGTTATACCATCGGGAGCAACATTGACACTGTAAGAACGAGCGGTGTCAGATAAAGAAGGGGGCAAATCGTATTTGAGAGCGTAGGGTAAGCCAATTTCGGAAGCAGGGAAAGCAGTAGAAGCCATTTGTTAGTATACATTGTAAAAAGAAGTTTTTATAAATATTCAACTCATGTTACATAAAGTTTCGCAAACTTGCTAAATTTCCCTGTTGCGACTGAATTTGGCTAAAGTTATACTTCGGGGCTTCTTCGTAATCCAAATCAATTTGTAATGTCAATGTTGATGCAACTCCATTAAAGTTTAATAAATGACCAACATCATCCGTGATTGATAATTTGAATGTTGTTACATTTCGGTCTTCAATCAAAAACCGGTTCTGCGTTTGATTTGAATAATTAATCATAGAGCCTTGACCAGCATTGTTTTGAAGCGGCAGTATGATGTCGCTTGACCCATTCGTTAAATCATAGTTTGCCAACTTGAAATATGTTGTCCTTATATTAAGTCTTTGTAATGGTATGAAATTGCAGCAGTTTGGAAATGTTGCTGTGTTACCAAATGATAATATATCTGTTTTTCCAAGACCTAATACGCTATTTATTGTGCACTGTGGGTCTGATGCATTAATTGTAAAGTTTCCGCTAAAATTACTCAATGTAAACTTTGTTGTTGCATTATCAAATGTCATCGTGTATCCTGCTGGTAGCAAATTTACTAATGTTGTTATCATCGTATTTGCATTATAGTTTCCACGGGGTATCGTATATGTCACGCCATCAATAACTATTTGATTATTAAAATACATCACAATGTAAAATGAATTCGGTATTTCGCAGTGATTTATGCTTAAATATGCTGCTTGAATATTATCCATATGAAATGTTTGTGCAGGTATTGTCACTTGTATTTCACTACAATACGCTCCATTTGTGCAGTTCTGTTCATCCATTTTTACATTAAATAACTGCGTCTTTGTTTTTATTATTCCTTGTTGAGGTTGCTGCTGCATTATAATAATACTGTTGAAATTTATTATAATACCTGTTCTAATTTGATTTCGGTGCACATCCACCGTTTATAACTGCTTCACCATTTTCAATGCAATTCTTGTCACTAACTTGCAATGTTCCAGTAAAGGGCTGAAATCCAGCGATTTCCAGTGCTTTCTTTATTTCAACTTGTTCAGATGCTATCACATCAGCAGTATCTTGAACACGCTCTTGCAATCCATTATTGGCATACGCTACAAACTCTGCCATCTCAGGTGACATACCCATCTTAATATTCATTCTAATATCAGCTTGTATCTTTAATGCGGCACTCATTTTCTATATCTTATCAAAACACTTTTTTTCGCTAAAGTATCGCAAAATTCTTTTGTTTTCATTATGTATACGAATGAATTATAAAATCGCAATCCCTTCTTTGTCTCGCATAGACCTTTTAGCAAAAACAACAATGAACATGCTGTTATCATCCGATATTGATAAATCCATAATCACAGTGTTTTGCGTGCCTGAAGAACTCTCTCTTTATCGCAGCGCTTTTCCATTTGTTAATGTTATCGCAGGCGTGCGTGGTGTCGTGCAACAAAGACAGTTTATTGAAAACTATTATAATGACGGTGATAATGTAGTCTTTATTGACGATGATGTTAAAACTATTGACCTTTCTTTATCGCCCTATAAATCGCTTGATGAATTCTTTAATGCAGCATTTGTTGAATGCATTCACGCAGGTGCTTACATATGGGGTGTGTATCCTGTATACAATCCTTATTTTAGAGAAAAACAAAAAGACATTACAAACTGTCTTAATCACATTGTTGGCTGCTGTTATGGTCTCCGCATTAGACATCTTCCAGAATTAATGACTACCATTGCAAAATGCGCTAAAGAAGACTTGGAACGCAGCATCCGTTACTTTGATAAAGACGGGCGTGTGCTGCGTTTTAATCGTATTGCTTACGATACCAAATATTACAATCCAAAAGGTGGTATCGGTTCAAATAAACAACAAAGACTTCAATCCAATAAAGATGATGCCATTGCTTTATCAGAAGTGTTTCCGCATTATGGTAAAATACGAATTCGCACTGACGGCACTTACGAATTTAAACTTAACAAAATACCTGCGTTAACTTCAACAATGGCAGATGAAATGCAAGTTACCGTGTTGCCAACAATTGATGCTGAAGAATTCTCTGCTCTTTATGGGCTTCTCTGTGATATGCGACACCCGATGAAACAGGGCGACAGTAACCGAAGAGGGTTTCCACCTCATCGTGCCTCTGTCTTCGGTGTTACCAAATATCGTATGACAAATAATGTTGGGCTTTCTTCCATATCTAAATCAAGACCTGATGTGTATGGTGAACTCATCCGAATTGGAAAACTCGTTTGCCCGTTTCCTTTCACTGCAATCCATGTCAATCATAATGTTACTTGCCCGCCCCATAAAGATGATACTAATGTTGGCAAATCCGTGCTTCTTTCTATCGGTGAATACACCGGTAGCAAAATAGTTGTTAATGGAACTGAATACGATGCGTTTTGTCAACCTGTTATGTTCAATGGGGCTCTTTGTGAACACTATAACACTGATGACCTTGTTGGTAACAAATTCTCTATCGTTTATTATAACAGTCCTTACGCTGAACGACTTGGCATTACTCAAATCTAAGCCCATTTCAAATCGCTTTCGCTTTCTGATGTTTCAGGTTTAATCCATGAATTGTCAGCCTTTTTTTTTGAAATTGCTGTTGCTCCTTCATATCCAATTTTCAATCCTTCTTGCATATGTTTTTCTTTATATGAACCTCGTTTCTTATCTTTATCACTTCTTGGTTTTCGGCTTACTGCTTCGGCTACTGCTTCTGCAAGTGGAATTGTGTTTTCCATAGGCGCATTAAAAACAGGGCGTTCCAATTCACGCATTGCACGATTTTCCATTTCTTCATCTCTTTTCAGTCTTTCTTGTGCACGATAGCCTTCCATTGCACGGGCTGCGTCTTCTTTTATGTTTTCAGCAGCCTTTTTTACAACTGATAACAAGTTTTCATATTGACGGGCTTCGCCCGCAGTATCTCTAAATGCAGTTGGAACTGGCAATGCACTACCTGACCCACCACCACCACCTGATGACTGCACATTGACATTCACTTTTTGTATTTGCTTGGTGCTTTTCTTTGTTGCACCCTTTCTTGGCATTCTCTTGCGTTTCGGCGCTTTCTTTGCTGGCATATTATACTTTTACAGGCGATAAAATTATAATACAAAATAACCCTTTAATGCCACACTATTTGCGGCGCTGCTACCCATCCTGCATTGCTCTGCGCCGGCGCAGCACGGGTTGATTTGGTGCGTCTTGGTGCAGGCATCGGTGGCACATCATCATCGTCGTCGCTTTCCGGCTCTACATATAAAATCTTCTTTTTTGGTGCTTTCTTTGTTTTCTTTACAACAATAACCTCTTCTTCGTCACTGCTTTCCTCGTCATCAAGTCCAAACTGCTTTTTCAACGCTTTCTTTTCATTCAACATCTTTTCAGCCTTTTTCTCTGCCAACTCTGCAATCAGTGCTTCCTTGGCTTTGCGTTTTTCTTCGTTGATTGCATTAATCTTTTCACGACCTCTTGCCAATGCCGCTAATGTGCTATCCGCAACCTTTTTCTTCGGTTTCACTGCTTGTATCGGTGTCTTTTCTTCCGGCTCTTCAATAGGGGCTTCCACAGCAGGGGCTTTCGCTAAAGGTGCCGGCTGCGCCGGCGCCGCTGCCATTTTCTCTATCTTTTCATTCAATAATTGCGTCTTTGATTTACGACCTCTTGGTTTTGCTTCTGCTACTGCTTCGGGTTCCATTATACATTGATGTGTGAAAAAAACTTTTTGTCGTTCACGCATCTTCATCATCACTTAATTCATTATCGGTATCGCCTTCTTGTGTCGGTCTCTCTATCCGCTGCATTAATGGCTTGTTTATTAATTCGTATAATTCGTTCATCACATCAATGCACTCTTGGCATCGTATATCGTTATATGTAATTACAGGGGCTACTGGAAACCCATTGAAACTATGACAATTGTAACATAACATTTTAATATTAAGTGTTATTTTACTTTTCAGTTAAATAATGTAATCCAATTCAATTTTTTCAGGCTGTTCTTGCGCTGCCTTCCATTCCATGTGTCCTTTTGATTTGAAATGACGCTGTTTGTTGTGATTGGTATACTTTTTACCACAGCCGCATTCTAATGATGCACAACGCTTTTCTTTGTGACTGTCATTGTATTTCTTCTTCGTCTCGTAGTTTTTACCGTGTGCTGCAATAGAGTTCAATGTTGCTTTCAATTCAGTAATCCAATGCTGTTCTCTTATTGATTTTTGCACGCTGTTTTCGCAACTAAAGTTTTCAAGGGGTATCATTGACCAGTTATCCCAGCCTCCATTGTGTCTTATGAAATCATATACCTTGCAGTTGTGACCTGATGCGCTTTGGCAGTTACACGCCTTTTTGTGGTCGCTCTTTCTGTTCTTGAAATTTGTTGTTGACCCCACATAGCAGTCTGTGATGGCTTCATCATTGCAGCGAATAACATAAATTGTTGTGTTTGCGTAGTCAATTGGTAAAAGTGGCATTCAGTCCGATTATACATTGAATGGAGACTTTTCTTTATGTTTGTAAACTCGCTAAATGTTTTATCGGACGCCTTCCGACCAAAAACTGAATTCAAATTTTTTCAAAAACTGAATAAATCTAACACAGATTTGAATTTTCTTGACTTTGACACGCCTCGTTTCTTAATGTTTATAGGTTTCATAGGTTTATTATCACTATTTATCATACAAGCACCGTTTTTCCTGTCCGCCTTCACTTAAAAAGTTAAGTTTTTAAGACATCCAAGAAACGCCAAAAAGACGCCAAAACGCCAAAAATCCATCCTTAAATCAAACATTTGTAAAATCCCAGAAAAATAATGATGACCTTCAAAGAAAA